AAGATGTATTGACTACAAAAACACCTTCTGAGATTGCTGCAGCTCTACCAATACCCGGTGGATTTAAAAATATAGTTGGAGACATAGAAACTTTTGCAGAAGACATTGAAGGTAATATGGAAAAATTAGAAAAATTTGTTGAAGACAATAAACAGGTGGTAGAAAATGCACAACAAATTAATGACGCTATAAATACAGGTGATAGAAAATCTTTATTAAATGTATTAGAAAATGTATCAGAAGATGACCGAAAAAAAATACCAGGATTTAGTAATGCCTTGTCTATCGCACAAGATAAAAGTATTGGTGGTAAAGATATAGAAAGAGCACAAGAAAATGGAGTATTCTCTGCTATTGAAGGTTATTTGGCAGAAGCTAGTACAGGTAAAGATGATTTAAAAACTATGAAATCATTTGGAAAAATTTTAAAATTAACAAAGCAGGAGTAACAATGAATAAAAATAAGTTAAAAAATATAATTGAATTAGTTGTCCGTAGAGAAGTTAAAAAACAGCTAAGTGAGATATTTATTAATGAAGAAGCTGAAATCAGTTTAGCAGAAACGATTTCTAAACCTATACCTAAAAAGGTTGTCAAGAAAACTAAAAAACAATATTCAAAAAACACAGCGTTAAATGAAGTATTGAACCAAACCAAACCATTAGGAGCATCAGAAACTGATGAGTATCCAAGTTTGGGTGGTGGAGTATTAGGTAGTGATAATATGGCAGAAGTATTAGGATACGGAGACTTAGGTGGGGGTCAAAATAAAGAAGTGGCACGAGAAATGGCAGCAGTAGATACAATCAAGAAACAAGGAGTTTCAGTAGACGCAGTTCCAGAAGGTGTTCAAAATGCACTAACTCGTGATTATTCTGGATTGATGAAAGCAATAAACAAAAAGAAAGAAACCTTTAGACCATAATAAATGAATAGAGACGCATACACAAACGCTGTAAAAGCAATAAATAATGATGACGATAGATATGTTGGAATTGCATTTCCACTTGGATTTAACGTTGAAGGTAGATTATTTAATCAGACGAAAACTGTATTGGAACAAGCAAAGTCCAATCTACGAAATCTACTACTCACTACAAAGGGTGAAAGAGTTGGCCAACCGGAATTTGGTTGCAATCTTATTGATATTTTATTTGACCAAAATATAGCTGATATATCAGGTAAAGTTGATGAGATTATTAGAGAAGCAGTTAGTCAACAATTATCTTACATTATAATAAACGATATATTTGTAGGTAGTGCAGTCGACGATTCAAATCAGTTGAATATTCAGCTAGAATTTTCAGTAGCATTACAACCTGACACATTTGATTCGCTATTGTTACAATTTAATATGGGCGCTGAATACTAAGAGTTGGAGAATATAAATGGCAAAAGAAATAGATTACGGAACAAGTAAAAAAATAGTAAAAAAAGATGTTAGTTATCTTGGTAGGGATTTTTCTGATATCAGACAAAATCTTATTGAGTTTGCTAAAACTTACTTTCCTAATTCATATAATGATTTTAATGAAGCATCACCAGGTATGATGTTTATTGAAATGGCAGCGTATGTTGGAGATGTGTTGAACTACTATGTTGATAATCAATTTAGAGAAACAATGTTACAACACGCAGAAGAAAAAAAGAACATATTGGCAATCGCACAATCCTATGGATATAAGCCAAATTTAGCAACACCTTCAACCGTAGAATTAACCGTTGAGGTTGATGTTCCTGCAACTACAACTGGCACAGGAGCTTCTGCAGTTTCAAAACCAGATTTGACTTTTGCAGGTGTTTTAGAGGCAAATAGTAGTGTATTGGCAGGAAATGGTGTGGAGTTCAATTTATTAGACGCAGTAAACTTTAAAGTGTCGAGTTCATTAGACCCAATGGAAGTAGAAACCTTACAACCAGCTGCGGCCGGTCCACCTACTAATTTTAGATTACGAAAAAGAGTATTAGCTAAATCAGGTAAAAGAGCAGTTGAAACTTTTTCATTTACAAGTGCTAAAAAGTTTGATAAAGTAGTTTTGAAAAATGCAAAACCAACCGAAGTTATTTCAGTAACTGATAGTAGTAACAACAAATATTATGAAGTTCCATTTTTAGCACAAGATACCGTATTTGATAGTGTTGAAAATACTTCACTAAATGACCCGAGTTTATCAACATATCAAAATGATACACCTTACTTACTAAAATTAATCAAGACAGCCAGAAGATTTACAACATATGTTCGTGAAGATGATAGAATGGAACTGAAGTTTGGAGCAGGTGTTAGTGATAACGCAGATGAGGATTTAATTCCAAATCCAGACAATGTTGGTTCAGCATTAGGTTTCGGTGTTTCCAAATTAGATGAGGCATTCGACCCAAGTAATTTTTTAAAAACACAAACATTTGGATTGGCACCAAGCAACACAACACTTACTGTTGAATATACTTATGGTGGTGCGATTGAACACAATGTTCCTTCAAACGATATTACGAGATTCAATAGATTAACCTATACATTAGATAAAACTAATTTAAATCAAGCCAATGCAACAACATCAGAACAAAGTTTAAGAGTATTTAACGACTTACCTTCTTCTGGTGGTTCAAGTGGAGAGAACATTATAGAAATTAAACAAAATGCTGCAGGATACTTTAATGCACAAAATAGAGCAGTAACAAGACAAGATTATATTACAAGATGTTACAATTTACCACAAAAGTTCGGTAATATAGCAAAAGCATATATTGTTCAAGATGAACAATTAGAAGCAGGACAATTAGAAGTTATTGATGGAAAAGTAAGACAAGTCAAAAATGATAATGTAATACCGAACCCATTAGCATTAAACTTATATTGTTTAGGATACGACACTAATAGAAAACTCGTAGCACTAAATACAGCAGTCAAAAGAAATTTAAAAACATACCTTTCACAATATAGAATATTAACAGACGCTATCAATATTAAAGACGGATATGTTATTAATGTTGGAGTAAGGTTTGCAATTACCACTAAACGAGGAACGAATGCAAATGTTGTACTAAGACAGTCAATAGCAAGAGTTAGAGAATTTTTCAGAGTTGAAAGATGGCAAATTAACCAACCAATTATATTGAGTGATTTAGCATATCAGATTTCATTAGTTGACGGAGTAGTATCAGTAGTTCCACCAAAAGATAATAATCCAAACAACGATTTAATTGTTATTGAAAACAAACACTTAGTTTCAGGTGGATATAGTGGTAATGTTTATGATTTACAAGCAGCGACAAGAGACGGAGTTATATATCCATCAATGGACCCAGCGATATTTGAAATCAAATACCCCAATACAGACATTGAGGGTAGAGTAGTAGGAGATATGTAATGCATTATTTTGAATTTGGAAAAAGAGACGCAACAATTTATTCAGGTGGAACAACAAGTTCCATTAATACTGGCCAAGACGAAGTATTAGAAATTAACAAAGTAGTTAGTGATGACGGAACAATTGCAAATGTATCAAGAGTATTGATTGATTTTGATTATAGTTATATTTCAGAATCAATACAAAACAATAGAATACCTTCCACGGCAAAATATTATTTAAATTTATTTGACGCAACATCAGAAGAAGTTGAAGCAGAACAAAACATATTTGCCTATATGGTTAGTGGTAGTGATTGGAAACAAGGTTCAGGGAAACTTGACCATAATCCAGTAACTCAAAATGGGGTAAGTTATCAATACAGAGACCACGAAAATGAAACACCTTGGGTATCCACTTCAACATTAACTGACGGTGGTTCTTGGTGGACAGGTAGTCAAGGTGGACAATATAAAGTTAGTTCATCTTATCAACTAACTTTCGACAAAAAGGATTTAAGAATTGATGTAACTGACTTAGTTAAAAATCATCTTTATTCAAGTTCTGCATTTCCAAACAGAGGTTTTTTAGTTAAGAGAGAATCGTTATACACAGGTTCAAGAGACTTTTCATTTAACCCTAATAGTGATACAACAAAAGATGAAAGTAGCACAACTCGTTTGGGTAACTTACAATACTTTTCAAGAGAAACACATACAATCTATCCACCTAAGTTGGAAGTTATGTGGGACGATAGTTCTTGGTCAACAGGAAGTTTATCACCATTAGTATCAACAGATTTAGAAAGATTAAAAGTTTACTTTCAAAATTTAAGAACAGAATATAAAGAGGGTAGCAAAGTTAAATTAAGAGTAGTTGGTAGAGAATTATATCCAACAACTACTTTTGCTGCGACACCAGCCGAGTTAACAATTAAGTATTTACCAAGTGCTTCTGCTTTCTACTCAGTTAAAGACGCAGAAACAGAAGAAACTATAATTCCATTTGGAACAGGTTCTAAAATTAGTTGTGATTCAACAAGTAATTACTTTAATTTATGGATGAATGGATTACAAGCAGAAAGAAATTATCGTCTTTGTGTTAAAGTAGTTAGTGGTAGTGGAACAACAGATGAGCAAGAAAACTACTATGATGATGAATATGAATTTAGAGTAGTGAGGTAGTAAAATGCCATATTCACTTGAAGAAGCAAAACTTAAATCTGACTTTTATAGAAATCAACTTGATAGTGATTTAATAGAATTTGAAAACAGAATCAGAGATTTAAAAGCCAAACAACAAATATCAGGTTCAGCTGATGCCAATAAACCACTACGAGGCGAAGACGGAAAATTAATTTCTTTTCAAAGCACTACAAATGTATCATCTTCAGCAGAAACAGATTTAGAAAATGTCAGAATACCAAATGAACAACAATTTTTTACAGGTGAATTAGACAATTCCTTTACATATTATTTTCAGCCAGAACAAGATGATAATGGTGATACTGGTGAAGATGAAACCGAAGATGAACAAAACACACAAGTTGAATTTCAAGCAACCAATAGAGATTACTTGATACAACTTGTAAATGTATATTTTGATGAAAGTTATACACCACTTATGTCAATCGAGTTACTACATAACAAAATATTAGACTTCTTTAAACAAGAGGCAAACCAAGGTGGAAAGAACGCTGATGGTTGGGAAGCATTTAGACTCAATAAAAAAAGAAAAGTTGTAAATTGGAAACTAAAACTAAAGAGTAAAATCTTTGGTAAAAGTAGTAGATATAGTAGAGCCAAAAGAGATTTAAAGAATTTTACATATGATGAAGTAATTGAAAATCATATATACAGAATAAGACGTGGACAAGAAATATGGTTACAATTAGGATTTCCATACGTTACTGACAAAACCAAGAAAGACGCAAACGAGTAATGAGAGAATACGGATTTACACAAGCAGAAAGAAATACATACTTTGACCAACAAAGAGTGTATAGTAGTTTCGGTAGAGATACTTTAAATGACTTTATTGTTCTTCACGTTTATTCACCAGACTCTATATCAGCAGACAGTGCTAATTTATTGGGAACAAAAATTTTATCATTGGGTGAAGTAGAATTTGAAAATGGTGGTAATTTTATAGATGTTAATGTTGGTCAACACCTTAGAGATATGGGATTATCTGAAGGAGAATATAAAGTAGTTTACAAATTTTTGAGAAGATTAGCTGGTAGAGAAAGAACAATACTCGTAGACGGAAATGGGCAAGTTTGGACAGGTGATTATAAAGTAAAAATTATTGATAATGTAAGAAGATACTACACCAAAATGTCAGGTGACAAAACATCAGGCACAGATAAAGTTCAAGAAGTTGAACTTTTTCCAAGAGATTTAAAATATATTTTAACAGAAACTTCTCCCGACAGAACGGAGATGAAAATTGAAATAGATGAAAAAGTTACAAACCAAGAATACAGAACTGACTTTAAAGAAATCAATCAATTGATAGAGTATAAACCACTTACTTTAAATGGCGCAGGAGCAATAAACTTTCATCAACAAGACCAGTATCTTTTAGAATTTGATATTGATGAAAAGGATAGAGGGTTTACTCAGAATATGGTTGGAGCAGAAATAATAATTCCAAATATGTATAAAATTACAGGTAATGAAGACACAGACAATGAAGACATTGTAGATACATTTGAAGAAGAATTTGGTGGAACTCTACAACAACAACTTAACTCTGGAGCCGCAACAGATTTCTTAGATTATACGGAAGCAGAATTAATTGAAATATTACTAAATGACCCCGACCCAAATGAAAGAGCATTAGCGGACGGAGCATTACAAGAACGAGCAAACGAGCAATACTAATGGCACAAGAAAAATTTATAGGAATAGAACCACAACAGACTCGAAATGTTGGTGGTGCTTCAACTAAAACTAAAGGTCAAACTAAAAATTCAGTTGCTGAAACAATTGCGCAGATTTCTCAACAAGTGGTAGAACAACCAGCACCGATAATTCAAGCAACAACAAAAACCGAACAACCACAACCCAACACTCAATTAGAATCACCACCTGAAATATTAGGTGATGTTGAGGATGTGAGAACAGAAACTGTTGATATATCACCAGATTTAAGTATACAGGTTGAATTGCCAGATACAGGTGTAGAGCCAGAATTCGCTGGAATAACCACTTCCGATTTATCAAAATTTGTTAGGTTCGACAATCGACCAAAACCAGACCTTACAGAATTAAAGGTAGAGATTAAAAAAAGTCCGTTAGATGAACAAGGTGGTGCTTTAGCACAAATAAAAGAATCAATTGAAATTAAAAAAACTAAGTCTTCAGATGAAAAATTGATAGAAGAATTACGAGAGCAAGCTCTTGATGTAATTAAAATTGGAACATATTCTAAACCAATTGAAAGTCAAGTAGTAAAGTATCCAGTTGAGCCACAACCATTGGCAGTTGTTGTTGACAATAGTGTCAGACAAACACTTGGCCAACAGATTGAAAACGCAAGAGGAGCCAATGGAGTAACTCAAGTTATTGGACCAAATGGTATTGTATTGGAAGAAATCAGTCCTGACGGGAAACTTGTCGTGGACCCAATTAAAGATGTTGGATTTGACCCATTAGACCCACCAGACGGCGTAAAAGCATTGAGAGAAGAATTTAGTCAATATGTTGAAAGTGGACAAGATGAAGCTTCTACATTTGATACTTCACTCGGTTTTCAATCAAGTGAGGAAACAAATAAACTATTAGAAAAAGATGGTTTAGAAAAATTAATTGCAGTCAATACAACCACCCAAGAGATTGAAACTGAAAGTGGTGTTGGTTCGTCTACAACAGCAAGAGAGAAAGTAACAACGGCAGCTGATGTAGCAGTAAAACTAAAAGCAAGAGACTATAAAGCAACCATTACAGAAGTATTAGATAGTAATCGTATTAGAGTTTCATTGTCATATAATGACGGAGTTAATTTGGTAAAACACGTTGGTGAAGATGGTATATCTAAAAAGTTTCCAAATTGGAAAGTAGTTTATAGAAAAAATAATTTAGAAAGATTTAAAACATATATGGTTAAAGATGACCAATATTGTTTAGTTACAAATGATGTATTGGGCGTTGATGGAAAATCGAGAATTGTAAAAACAAAACAACCACTTCGTGATAATGTTAGTCTACTTGATAGACTTTATTTTGTAGAAAAAAGGTTGCCAGATTACACCGACACCATTAGATTAGAACCTTTTGTTGAGCAAGAAAAAGAAGGAATCTATATGAGATTACCTAAATTTGAGTCGGAGTTAGCATATAATCCAACACTTGAATTTCAAGGAACTAATTACAAAAATCGTGATAACTTAGTTAGTAATGTAACAGATGATACAAATAGGATAGAGCAAAAAATATTATCACAAAGTTTATTGGATGTTCAACCGAACATTGATTATCAAAAAAGAACAACAGAATTTGATGAAATAGATGATACGGGTTTTGGAAACTTTGTAAACTTCTCAAATGCAGAGAGAAGAGTTAGTAATTTTAGAGAAAAACTAAAATTAATTGAAAGTCATAGTGCAGCAAGCGCATCACTATTGACGGTAACAAGTTCTATTTCACAAATACAATTTTTAGAAAAGAAAAGACAACGAGTAAAAAATTCTTTTGACCCATTCGAACATTATATGTATTACGAAAGTTCATCTTATGTGAGTTCATCAGCAGGACAATTCCACGATACATCTTGGCCTAAGTCTAATGCAACATCACCATACACACTATATTCTATAACAAGTTCGCAAGTTACAACTTGGTATGGCAATATGATTAAAAGTGCTTCAACCTACGACCAGAATAATATGAATTCGTTAAGAAATTCATTACCAGGACACGTTTCCAATGATGATAATAACAATGTATTTTTAGAATTTATGGATATGACTGGACAACAATTTGATGAAGTATGGACATATGTAAAATCCATAACTGATGTTAACAAACGAGTGGAAAGTTTATCTGAAGGTATTTCAAAAGATGTAGCAAGGGAATATGCAAAATCTCTTGGATTAGATTTTTATTCAGGTAACAACTTACTAAACTTACCAGAATACTTATTAGGTAATGATTCAAGTGGAACATCAGTATACGAGTCATCACAAGAAGCGGTAACTGAAGAAATATGGAAAAGAATATTAGCAAATTTACCTTTCTTTGTAAAGACAAAGGGAACAGAAAGAGCAATAAAAGGATTATTAAGTTGTTACGGAATACCAAGTTCAATTTTACGAGTTCGTGAGTATGGTGGACCAGATAAAGGAACAAGAGTAAGTTATGAAATCAAAAGAAAATTTACACGAGCCACAGACTTTAAGGCAGGACAATACATAAAATCAAATTGGAAAACAACAGCAGGAACATCAAGATATCCTGAAACCGTAGAGTTTAGATTTAGAAGTCCACATAGTGTTGGAACATCTGGCTCAATGGCAATATTACAAAAAGGAAGTGAGTGGGGGATTTCTTTACAAGACAATGGTTCAACAGATAATTATGGACATTTAAAGTTTACCATTAGTGGTTCCAAAGGAACACAATATATTACTTCATCACTACAACCATTTTATAATGACGAAATGTGGTCGGTAATGTTAACAAGAAAAGCAGGAGCTAATAGAACGGATGGAGCAACTCTTGGTGGACAACTTCCAAGTGATACGGCAAAAAGTCAAAGTGTTTATGAATTGACAACAAAGCAATATGATTCGACAAGAAATACAATATTATTTCAAGATAGTCAAAGTTTAACATCACACACCGCAAGTGCAGTAGCAGACCCAAACAATATATCTGGTAGTCAATTAAATGCAGCATTTACTTCAAGTGGTTTTGTATTCTTGGGTGGTAGTGGTAGTAGATTTGGAACACAATTTAGTGGTTCATTGATGGAATATCGTTTATGGTCAGAACCATTGAGCTCAAGTGTGTTTGATAATCACGTCAGAACACCTAAAGCATATAATGGTAATAGTTATTCATCATCATATGATAAATTATTTGTTCGTTATGAATTAAATGATAATAAAAGCTTACAAGCATTTCCTACATTATCTAATGTAGCACACATTCAAACATATGAAACAGGTTCCATTGGAGCAAGTATCAATGGATTTACAGGAAATTTTTCACGAACATTAGTTGACAAAGAACAATTAAGGGTACCGAATGTTGGTCCTAATCGTAGAAATGCAACCAAGATTAGAATTGAAGATACTACAATTACACAACCATTGTTGCCAGATAACAGAAAAGAAAAATCATCACAAGACTTTGCGCCAATCGATAGTAATAAAGTTGGTGTTTACTTTTCACCAGTTGATGTGGTAAATGAAGATATTGTTTATAGTATAGCAGATTTTAACTTTGATGATTACATAGGTGACCCAAGAGATGAATTTAAAGTTCAATACAAAGATTTAAGAGATTTAAGAAATGAATACTTTAAACGATATACCAATTCAAATAATTTTTGGGATTATATGAAACTCTTGTCTTATTATGATTCAAGTATATTTAAACAAGTAAAGTCATTACTTCCTGCGAGAGTAGATTCTCAAACTGGTGTTCTAATTGAACCAAATATATTAGAACGCTCCAAGCAAATAATTGGAGATAAGCCAGAAGTTGATAATCGTTATTATGAAAACGCAAACATATTTGAAGACGGAATTCAAGTGACAAGATTTATTAGTGGTTCACCAGATAATATAGTTCAAACATTTGGTAGTTATGATACTTACAATGGTGGAGTTAATCTAAATGACTTCTCATCAGGTTCAGATGCGTTGGGTGTATTAGGAGTTCCTTCATTAGTTCATTTGGGTAAATTAAATCCAAAACAAGAATTTGGAACTTTATATGCAACAGCTAGTGTTGAGATTGGTGGTATAAATGACCACTTTACACAAGCATTACAAACTAATGTATCGCACTCAAGAATAGCAGAACATAATGAAGAAAGAAATTTCTTTTACACAAGTGATGGTAATGCGTTAAGGTTGAGTGGTAGTTATCAATACTCTGCTTCAAGAGTTCAAAGTATGGCACACGATACGAGATTATTTAGAGCATTTTATCAAGGAACAATATTAACGAGAGATAACACAATTGATGGGAAAGAGCCGGTTGAAGTAACGATTGTAGCACCAACTACATTAGTAACAACAGATTCAGAACAAAGTAAACTGAGAACAGAATAAAACATATGGAAAATTTAACTTTCTTATATTTATTAATGATTAAGAATAGTTATATAATTTCCACAGGAGTAAAACAAAATGGGATTTTTAGATAATACGAGTATAACAGTAGACGCAATTTTGACCAAGAAAGG